CAAGACTTTGAACCCAAAGATTTAAGCGTAATTGATGATGTATTAGAAGATTCAGGGGGTATGTGGTGACGGTTTTAACGTTAGATAGCGTGAATTTACCGCTCGATTTGGTTTGGGTTGATGAGTTTGACTGGACACCCACAGAACAGCATCAAGCGCGTAGTTTGTCGGGTGCGTTGGTTGTCGAAACCGCGCAAAAAACAGGCGGTAGACCGATCACCTTATCCGAAGGTTCTGAGCCTGTATTTGTTTTAAAGTCGGTTGTTGATGCACTGTTTGCATTGTTGTCAACAACTACTGCAATGACACTCACATTACAAGACGGTCGGACCTTTAGCGTGATTTTTCGTCATGAGGACAAACCGATTGATGCCAAGCCAGTCGTCGATTATCAAATTATGGATGATTCTGATTATTACCACGCCACCATTAAACTTTTAACGATTTGAGGTTGCCATGTTTGGAATTGATGACGCAATAGCCGCTGGAAGTAATTTAATTACAACCATTGCCAACAAGATTGCACCCGATGCCAATATTGAAAAGCAGGGGAAAATAACCGCCGCGCTTACTGAAATGCAGAATCAGTATGCCTTGATTTTTGCTCAATTGAAAATCAATGAAGTTGAAGCCGCTAATCCGCACTGGTTTGTTGCTGCTGCCCGTCCTGCTGCAATGTGGGTGGGTGTGCGGAGTCTTTTTTACAGCGGATTAGGTATATCGTTATTAAGCTGGATAGCGTCCTGTTTTGGATTGCCGCCGTTACAGCCTATTGATAGTGGTGTTTCTACAGACATTTTAATGGGCTTGTTAGGCTTAGGTGGTATGAGAACTTATGAAAAAACCAAAGGCGTAGACACTAAAGGAATGAAAAAATGAGTATTCAAAAAATTGCTGTTCAATGGAAAAAAATGTACTCGTATTGTTCAAAAAAAGAAGCCTACAGCGTAGCGCATTTTATTTTTAAAAATAGGGCTTTTTTGAAAGAGGATGAAAAAAAAGAGCTAGGAGTAATTAAATAATGAGTATATTAGCTGGCGATTTGGTGATTCTATCCTCCGAAAACATGAACGATACGGACGAAGGCGGCGGCGCGGCCACTGAAAATATCGTTATTGATGGTCAATCAAATAATATGTTTGATGATATTTCAACGCTGGATAGAACTTATGGAGCGGTCAATTTACGCAAAGTTTTTCCTGCGGTGCGCACGCAAGATGACGCTAAATTTTATGGATCACACGTTAATATTGTTAAATTGCCTGGCGATACAAAAATAGGTGTTAATCTTTTTAAAACAGGCGATCACTTTGATAAGCGGGTTGATGCGGCTAATCGGATTGAAAACTACCGTGCGCAAGGTGGAAAGTACCCTGCTTATTTATGGGGTACGCAATACGCGGGTGCGCAAGTCATTACCGTTTTTCAAGGTGAAAGCGCACAGATACCCTCCGCTGGCGATGTGTTGGTATTGGTTAAATATCCTAGTGAGCTACAGCAATTTATCAGAATTTCAAACGTATCATCAACTCTGCAAACTTTTACCGACACCCAAGGGCAATTTACACGGCGTATTGTCGTGTTTGAAATTTCATCGCCTCTTGAAATGGATTTTTCAGGGATTGAAATAACCCGTTTTGATACCACTACGCCGCCCACGTCGATTTATAAAACCACGGTTGCCAACGCCGCCCGTTATTATTCCGCGCGTCCGTTAGCGGTAGCTGGTGAAATTGGCGATATAAACGTAATGGTTGACACCGTGTATTCGCAAGTCGTGCCAAGTTCCCAAAGTCAAACGCCATTGATTGATCTGAGTGCAGGTAGCAACGCCGCACCGTTAATTCATTCTGCCAGCGGTAACGTCACTATTAATATTCAACAGCAACTTTTAGAGTTGTATTTGGGTAGCAGTTGCACGCCTGGCACGCTGGCATTAACCGACCATTTTGGTAACGCTTATCATGACGTGGGCGGCTATGTGTTAGATGCCACGACCGCGAAAATTGGCGTGATTGATTACATGAGCGGTGTAATTACTTTTTTAAGCTCGTTTTATGCGGGTTCAGCAACCTATATGCCTGCTGTCGCTCCTTTAGTCATTGCCGATACCAGCTCGATAAAAGTCACTGACAATAACCGCTCGTTTGTTTGGACACTGAATATAGACCCACCGCCACAACCTGGGGCGTTGTCCGTGTCATACATGGCGATGGCAAGCTGGTATGAGCTACGCGATAACGGCACGGGTGCATTATTGGGACAAGTGGCAGGTATTGGTACAGGTTCAGTTAATTACACAACGGGTTCTGTCAGTGTCACTTTTGCGGCGTTGCCAGATGTTGGCTCCGAAATTATTTTTGCCTGGGGTAAAAAAGTCGATTACATCAATCGTGCTGTCGATAGCGGCGGCGCGGCGATCACGGGCAAGCACATCATCACTAAACAGCTTGCGCATACAGGCATAGACCCTGCGTCATTTGATATTAGCTGGTTTGAAGAAAACGCCGCTGTCACACGTCACATTGGCAGTAATTCTGCGGGTGTTTTAACAGGTTTTGGCACGGGCAATTTAAACGTGTCTACAGGTCTGGTGACGTTTACGCCGTCCAATATTATCCCAGTTGGGACGGTATTTACGTTTGCTTATAACTACGGTGCAACGGGTACGGGTGCGGCGGTCGTCACCAAAACGCTCACGGGTTTTGACATGACGGGTAATAACGTCGAGTTAAATTTAGGCGATACGGATATAGTTGCGGGTTCGTTATCTGTCGAATGGGCAGTGCCTTGGGGGTCGTCTGTTCCAACTAGTTTGCCTCCAGGGACTTATGCAGAATTACCTGTAATTGCCAGCGGTACGCAACAACAAGCCGACCGCGATAACGCGGCGGGTGGTTTTGTCGGTGGGCGTAGTGCAACGGTCAACTACACCACGGGTATTGTAGCGTTTGATTGGTCAATTGATTTGCCGTTAAAAATGCCGTTGTACAATAAATGGAAGCCAAACGGTGTCAGTGTTTTAGCCGCAAATTTTGCAGGTTATATCGATAAAAATGCCGATCTGGGCAATCCAACTGCTTTTATCGTGCGTTACCGTATCACCAGCGGCGCGGCGTTAACCGCTGCAACAGAAACCCTGCAATACAACGCTGCCATTGTTGATTTAACGCCTGGTAGTAACGACACGATTGTGCCTGGTAGTGTGATGTTTGATTTTGGTAACAAACGTTATGTAGACCGCGCGGGGTCGTTGTTTTCGGACATTAACCCAACGACAGGGGCAGGTACTTATTCAGGCACGATTGATTATGGCACGGGCATTTGTAACATCACGGGTTATTCACTGATAAACAATATCTACACGTTTACGGTGTTATCTGCATTAAGCACAGCCAATTTTAACCCTGTTGACGCGGTTACTTTCAGAACCGCCGTTGCTCCGATCAAACCATCGTCTTTCAGTATCCGCGCTGTGCAATTACACGGTGGCGATCAGGTCACCGCCACGGCAAATGAAGCGGGTGTGATTAGCACAAATGAAATGTTTGGCGAAATCAATCAGGAAACGGGCGTTGTTAAAGTGCGGTTTGGCAAAATGGTCACAGCGGCGGGTAATGAGTCACAGCCTTGGTACGACCCTGATAATGTCGTATCAGGTCAAATATTTGAACCAAAGCCTGTACTAGCCAGTACTATCGTTTATAACGCCGTCTCATTTACTTTCATTCCGCTCGATAAAGATATTTTAGGGCTGGATTCGGTCCGTTTACCTGTTGACGGTCGCATACCCGTGTATCGAAAAGGTGATGTCGTTGTAGTGTTAAACGATCAAACGCATACAGGCACATACACAAGCAGTACAACAACCAACTTGGGGCGGGTACGTTTGGCAAAGGTGACGGTTAAAGATTTGGGCGGTACGCTGTTAAACGCCGCTAAATGGTCGGTGGATTTGGATACAGGCGTTATTACATGGGGGGATTTGTCGGGTGTGTCACAACCGCTCACAATCACAGATAGAATTGAGGACATGGCGGTGGTTGCCGATGTAGAAATCACGGGCAAAGTTAAGTTATCAGAACCGCTATCTCATGACTTTCCAGCCACGTCTACGCTTGTATCAAATGCCGTGGTTTATGGTGATTTATTCGCCTACACCTCAACGCCATTCGATCAACAAACCTGGGTTAATACTTGGTTAGATTATGCCTATGGCAACACCGTACCAGCCGAATACAACCATGCAGTGCATCCGATCACAGTCACAAATCTAGGTGCGATTGAACAACGTTGGGCAATTATTTTTGTTACCAGCTCCACATTTAATGTGGTTGGCGAACACGTCGGACAAATCGTATCAGGGCATTCAATCGCTACCGATTTAGAACCGATTAATCCAGGCAACAACGACCCATATTTTACGCTAGACGCGGCGGGATGGGGTGCTGGTTGGAGTGCTGGCAATGTGTTACGTTTTAATACCTACGCCGCAAAAGCTCCGCTTTGGGTGGTGCAATCGATAGGGCAAGGCGACCCGACTGATACAGATTATGGGTTTTGCTTAGAGCTGAGGGGCGACGTAGATAGCGTATGACTGCAAAACTAACCCTATCAACCGCCGTTCGTAACGCACGCTCCGAAGCACTAAAAAACCAGATTGATTCGGCAAGCGATGCGGGTTCAATCCTGTTTTACACGTTACCGTTGCCAGCCACAACAGGGGCGGCGATTACGACGCAAGTTTTGATTGCTGAATGTCAGTTATCAAAGCCGTGCGGGTCTGTATCGGCTGGAAAACTGACTTTTGCTGTCATTAATCCAGATTTGACGGCGAATAACACGGGCATTATTGCCTTTGGTCGATTGGTTGATGGCGATGGTAATTTCATCGGCGATGGTAGCGCGGGGCTTGCGGGTAGTAGCGAGTTTTTTAAATTCAATAAATTGGACGCGCTGGCGGGTGGTATTGTGCGCATTCTGAGTGCTGAGATTGTTGAGGGGAATGCTTGATGACTATTGATAAAATTCTTTGTATCTTTATTGTTTTGATAGCTTTATTTGCTGTATTCGCACCTATTTTAGGCTTAGTAGAAGCTAGACAACCTGGACAAGATATTAAAATATTCATGGACGGTATTAAGTACGGAAAAGACCCACGGCGCGGCGTGTGTTATGCAATCAATCCGAATTACGGGTATGTTTTTACCTATATTCCATGTGAAATTCAAAAATAGGATTAACCGATGATTAAATTATTAAAGGCAGCTATTGCTACCACATTAACTCCAGTTGCGATTATTGCTGATATTGCAACTTTACCATCGTCCGCATACAACAATAAGCATCCTTTTCAAAAAACTAAAGAAATGATTAATATTGTTAATGACAACGTTAAAAAAACCATAATGTAGTATGGTCAATACACTAACCATTATCGATGAAATCCCTGCGGTTTCATTTACCTGCCGTGCGCACAGGCTCAGTGATGGCGTGCTGGTAGGTGAAATTATTACCACGTCACCCACTGCCGATATTCCATGCCTTTCAAACGACCCTGTTTATGTCGTCGTCATACCCAATCAAGGCGAACGCTACCGATCCATGCACGCGTATAGCGTTGGCGATCTGGTTTTTCCTGCTGATGTGATTACCACGCCTTATTATTACCAGTGCATTAATGCAGTCACCAGCGGATCAAGTGAGCCAACATGGGCAACGGTAGCAGGTAATTATTGCGATGATAACGGCGTAACCGACGCTTGGTTATGTGTTGAGTTATCACAGCCTGCTATTCAATGTTATATGACGCTCACACCTGAATCATGGGGCGGCGGCTTGGTGTGGGATGGTGGCAAGTCGATCTGGGATTCTAAAATAGCAAATTGGACTTAAAACATGACTTCAAGTATTGATACATCTCTAATCGATTCATCCAAACCCGAAGAGGGCAATCCCACAACCGCGTCGGTGCGCTCAAATGTCTTGTATATCAAAGCTGCGTTAAATTCGGCAAAAGCAGAAATTGAAACGCTACAAACTGATGTTTCATCCCTCAATTCAGCAATGCGCTATATGGGCGGCTGGGATGCAAGCGCGGGTACATTCCCAAGCGGTGCGCAAAAAGGCTATGTGTACTCGGTTTCGGTAGCGGGTACAGTTGACGGCGTGGCGTTTGATATTACTGACCGTATCAACTGCATTGTCAACAGCGCAAGTACAACCGTTTACGCTGGCAACTGGTTAAAAGAAGATTATACCGACCGCGTATTGTCTGTATTTGGACGCACGGGGGATATTACTGCCACAACTGATGATATTCCAGAAACCAGTAATAAAAAGTATATGACGGCTGCTGAAAAATCACTTTTGGCAGGTACGTCTGGAACAAATACAGGTGATGAAACTAGCACAACGATAAAATCAAAAATTGGTGTTTTGCCAATTGCCAATGGTGGCACGGGTGTCAGTGCAAAAGCCGCTTGGAGTGCATGGACTCCTACTATTTCTGGGTTTACGCTTGGCAATGGCACAATGGCGGGCAAATATTATGAAGACCCACTTAGTAAAACGGTGTTTTTCTCTCTTGATATAACCTGCGGAACATCGACGGTACTTAGCGGGACTCTAAATATACCCTATCCTATCTCGCCACAATCACGAGCGGCATTTTCCCCCGTTGGTAATGGGCATTTTAGGGCTGGGTCTGGTGGTACATCATACCCGCTTATTGTCGTGTATATAGACACAGCTGCAATGCGTGTACAGTATCAGACTATCGTATCGTCAATTGTTACAGCTACAGGTGTGACATCAACAGCTCCAGCAACGCTGGCAAACGGCTACACAATCTCTCTCACAGGTTTTTTTGAAGCTGCTTAAATGCTCACGTTCACTTTCCAGCCAATCCACTACCGCCCAAGCCTCACATTTGAATTCAGACAACCTGGGCTATATTGCACTGCCAGCGTCGTTTTAGATGACGCGGTAGGTTCTGCTGAGTGCGAATTTGATGTAAACATTCTGCGAAAATTAACAGCCAGCGCACTCATTAACTACGAACAGGGGCAGGCTGTTACTGATAATCTACATATCATCACTCAACAAGCGCAATTCAACAGCGCAAGCGTACTCTGTGAACATCAAAACGGGCAGTTAATCATTGTCGATACGGTCTCTGACTTGCAGCAAATGGCATTAACGCGCATTGAGCATCACACAGCGCAACAACAAGCCGCGTTATTAATCCAGCGATTCTGTAGCTTGCTGAATATCAGTGTGCTAATCAATCGCCATTTTTGCTTTACTGAGCAAGACGGCGTGCTACTCAGTAACAGCATTCAATCTGTGCAAGATGTGCTGGAATTTATCACTACACAAACTCACGACAACAAGCAGCAAGCATTACAACAACTGGTCAAACTGTGCATCAATACGCCTTACAGCCTGTTTTTATCCAAACGGTTTTGCGATCTGAAGCAACAAGCCAAACCGCCGCCGTTTGGGAAAAGCCCACACATTGATAGACCACGTCCACCGCCAGAACCACAACCGCCCGATCACGTTACCATCACCATTCCCACAAAAGAGGCATACACCGTGCAACACGTCATTGAGGTTAAAACCGTGATTGGCAATCATCCTGTGCCACTGTCAAAAATCAGTCTGAATTACGATGTTGATGCGTTCTGTTGGTCATTTAGCGGCGTATTAGCTGATAAAAACGCGCTGTCATTGGTGATTATGAATAACGACACGCCTATTCAGCTATCGATCACGATCAATGGTCACAACTGGATTGTTTTAGTCGAAAAAATCCCTGAAACCCGTCGTTTTGCACAAACTGACATAACGCTACAAGGGCGGTCATTATCCGCGCTATTAGGTGCGCCTTATCAAATGTTATCCAGTTACACCGCTGGCAGTGATATGACAGTGCAACAAATAGCCGACTCTTTATTGCCTTTTGGCTGGTCTATCGATTGGCAATGCGCAACGCCCTGGCTTATCCCTGCCAACACTTACAGCTACACCCAACAAACACGCCTGCAAGCGTTGGCAAAACTTGCGCAAGACATAGGCGCGGTGCTGTTACCCAGTCCAAACGAGCAAGTTTTAACAATCCAGCCACGTTATCCAACCCTGCCTTGGAATTACTACACGCCTGGCATTGATGCCGATCTGGTCATTCCTGACGATGCTATTGAATCCATCGGCGTAGAATCTCGCACCCAGTCACCTATTAATGCCGTGTATGTACATGGCGATCAAAACGGCGTGCTGGCATGGTGTCGATTAAATGGCACGGCTGGCGATGTATTGGCTCCGACAGAAAGCAATGCACTGATAACCGATGTGACCGCCGCGCGTGCGTTAGGCGAAAGAATACTGGCAGGGCATAGCACACAGCCTGTAACCACAAGCCTAACAACTTGGCTGGGTGGTGATTTTCCACTGGCTAGAATCGGCTGGTTACTGGAAGCCAACAGCGAACGGGCAATCATCAACAGCGTAGCGATAAGCGTCGAACTGGGCAAAGTAAGACAAACCATAGGCGTAGGTGAAAACACAACGAACCCCTACTCAAAACTGCTGAATTTATTACCCGCGCAACCTTTGCTAGTTGGCGAATTGGTCTCAAGTTTTGATGGCAAATCGATCTTAACTTTGTTAGATGGCGGGGTAATAACAGCGCGGGGTAATGGTACGGTAGGGCTTAAATATTATGTGCGCAACGGATTGATAGAATCCGTTGCGCCTGATTTAGCGTTGAGTGAGATTGTTGTTTAAACAGCTGTGTTTTTTTCGTCGAGTTGTTTAATGATGTCTTGCCAGTCCACTTTACCAACTAATTTTAGATTAAAGCGTTCAAAGAATTTGCGTTTTAGTACGCCTGTGAACGGGACGTTATCGCCTAAAACGGTTTTGCAAAACAATTCTTGCACATCTATTAGCCCGTCCGTAAAACTAGCTACATCGTCTTTTTTACTTTTGATGTGCAATAACGCCGCGTCAAAGTGTTTGGCTGGCAGGTACTCCAGGCTGTCAATCTGATAAATGCCACGCAAACCGTTGACTAGCCAGACTATCGCGCTTTGACTGCGTGGCATGAGGAAACATGCGTCTCGACAGGCTTGGTAAAGTTGTTCTTTTTGTTTGGCTGTGATTAAGTCATGCTTGTCGGTTTTGTGGTAGTAGCCATTTTTACGGATGCTAGGTAATACGTCATTAAAGACCCAATTTTGAAACTGCTTGGCTTCAGTTTTGTTACTGCGAAAAATGACGCGGTAAAGGTTGGGTTCGGAGATAAATATCATTTCTTGGTTGCCGCCATTCGAGGGGGTAGCATATTTTTCTACCCCTTTGTCATCCATTTGAAAACGGCTAACTGGGCGGTTCTGGTCAAGGTCAAGAATCTTGCAAACATCACGCAGGCAAAACCAAGGCTCATTGTCGATGATGATAACGCGAACTTGATAATTCTGATTGAATTGAAAAACGGTAGGCGCGGTTGCGCTAGGAATTTGAGTATTCATGATTGCGACTCGGATAAAGTTTAAAACCAATCTCCGAACGATGCCAATCATTGGGAGATAGACTGAACGAGGTTGGCATACTGGAGTCGCGTCCAGCGAGCGTTTCCGCTCCCCCGCTCAGCCCATCATAATGAAAGGTAAAGCTATAGGCACAAAAAAACCGCTCGAATGCGGCTATGCCGCGACATTCAGGATGCCAATCCCGACCACCAATGTTGGCAGTGGTTTAATCATAGGCTCGATGGGCGGCAGTGTCAAAATTTATTTTTCATCCTCACTGCCAAAAGTTGCAACGTCACGATTACAGGCTTTGATAACTAAGTCTTCAGTGCGTTTTCCTGTCGTGGTTAAAACAGGATAGCTGCCAAGGTCTATATATTGTTTGATTCCACGACTGATACATTTATCAATCATTGCTTGATTTTCCATTTTAAGCCGTTGAATTTCTAATTTATTTTCTTTGCGAACCATTGACACCCAAAAAATAAAAAATAAGCAAAGCACAATAATAAGTATAGTTTTCAAATCTCTAAATCCTCAGGTTTTAAATTCGTGTAACGCCTCAACGTCTGCCAGTTTAGATATTTTCGTGCTTCTTTTTTTCGTGGCTCATTCCAGCAAGAAAAGCCTCTCTCAATGCCCACCCGTACCATAAATATTCACCTTTATTTTTTATATCGGCTGTTTCTTTTACTGATACAACATATTCATAAGCAGTCTCAATATCTGTGTCGTCTTTGTTTCTTCGTTTATCATGCTCGGGTGTAAATTCTTTGGCAGGTATAATAAAATCAAATTTATTATTATTATTATTCATATCTCTAAGTCCTCTGGTTTTAAATTCGTATAACGCCTCAGCGTCTGCCAGTTTTCGTGTAAGCTGATTAACTGCACTTGCTCGATTCTCAAGCCTTTTTCAAATAACCGACTTACTGCCTCATGGCGTAGGTCATGCAGTGTCAATCCTGGAATATCAAGCATCTTGCAGGCATTGGCAAAATAAGTGCTGATGGTGCGAGGGTTGTAGGGGAAAATAAGGGTTCCCGTTCTCGGTTGTTTCTGCACAATCTTCCATGCACTGGCAGGGTATTTAAACCGCTTGTGGTTGCCGTCTTTGTGCGTAGGGTGCTTTAAATCTTTCACCATGCCTGTTTGCTTAGCATCGTTATTATCCGCCCACTCAAGCCGCGTTATCTCGCTGTCACGGCGTGCCGAATAAATCGCAAACCACATGATATGTAGCATGGGAATCGTGCTTTTTTGTTTGGCAAAATATCGCGATAACTTCCAAAGCTCGGCGGGTGTTGGTCTACGATCACGCCGCCGTGATTTGGCTATTAACTTTTCACGCTTCAGCACATCGTTCGCCGCGTCAAAACAATCCAGGCGGTAGCTGTGCGCTTCAACGTCTCGCATGGTGCGCATAATAGTCCGTAACCAGATTACGTCGTTTAAAACTGTTTGAGGCTTGGCTTGTTGGTTACGCATGATGCAATGCTGAATAATGTCCTTAGCCTGTAAGTCATAAGCATCCAGTTCAGCAATCGGGTAATTCAACAGCCTGTTAATATCATAATTTTTTGACCGCCCGTAACTGTGGGCGAACTGGTCAATATACCGCTGGATTAAATCCTTAATCACCACGCGCTTTTGCACGGTGTAAACCTGGGCTTCCTGTAACTCCATTTCACGCTTAGCCGCCCATACCTTGGCTAACGCTTGCCTGTCAAATGTCTTAGTCTCTTTATAGACAAGCACACCGTTTCGCTTTATCCTGATTCGCGCCGTGTAACCTGTCGAACCGTCTAACCTCTTTCGTTTAACAAACGTTGCCATTTCAAGTGTCACATTGGTTTTGATGTGACACTATATTACCACTCAGTTATTAAAAATACCCAAAAATAGCCAATAAATACACAACAATAAATCATGCAAAAAACAGCCAAGTATTTTATCGATAACGCAAAACCAGTAAATGCAACGCTAAATCGATTTAGCGTTGCACCTATGCTCGATTGGACTAAAAATAATACACAACTTGTTTAAAATCAGTCTGTTAAGAGTTTTTATTGTTGCGATGTGACACGTTGGTGATTAATATTCGCTTTTGTTATCATTATTCCAATCGTTTGTTTGCAAAAGTTCATTTTCAGACATTTTGCGCAAAAAATAACGGCAAGCGTCTTGTATGCCTTCCGCGTATCTTTGATCTTTTAAATCCGCCGCGCCGTTCAAGACGCGTTCAATTTCATTGTCTGTTCTCATTTTTTTTTACCCGTTCATTTTGTCAAATTCGCGTTTTGCTTTATCGCGTTGCGTGTCGATTAAGTTGGCTAAATCTTCGGCGTGTATCATCCATGGGCTTTTTTGCGCTCCCATTCTAAATGCTGGTATTGGTAATTGTTTCATGTTGGCTTTCCGCGCGGCTTCCTGTTTACTTAAACCGAAATACTTCTGGCTTACTTTTTCAAGTTCAATCGACGCGCTGTTGAATTCTGCAAGCAGGGCAAAATAGGTGCTAGTTTGTATCATGAGTTTTTTCCTCCGAAAAAGCGTCTAAAAATGTCTGTACATCGGACGGTGTGAAGTTGGTTAGCATACTGAAGTAGCGTTTTAAATCACCTTTTGCAGTCTTTGTGCGCTGGCGTACATGCTTGTGCCAGGTGGTTTCTTTGTGTTCGATACGCAAGCCCAGATTAAGCATTTCTTGGAAAATTGCGCTTTTTGTGGCGATTGGCAAGCGGTCAAAGATTGCCATTGCACGAATTGCTTGTGATGACTTCATGGCACGTTCTCAAGCGTTTGGGTGGCGATGTCTTCGAGCTTTGCGCTTAACATTTTGCCTTCGTTCGATGCTGTGATGATGTGCGAGATGGTTTTTTCATCCAATTGCGCGACCTGCTGTTCGTGGCGTTCAATCAATGTCCAAAACGCTTGAATCTGGTCAATTAAGATGATGGATGCTGATTTAAACCCGTTGTTGATGTAGTCATGATTTAGCGTGGTTTTTTGCGCTTCCAGGTTGGCTATGTCGTTTTTTCGTTTGGCTAATTCAGCATCAACGCGCTGTTGTATGGTTTTTTCTTGCTCATTTTTTAAGCGAGAGATTTGGTCTTTAAGCTGGTCTTGGCGTTGTGCCATTTCGCCAATAATGATCTGCGTTTCGGTTTCTTTTTGTTCAATAATCCGATCTATACCGCCGTCTTTTATCAAGTCGTCGAGTTGGTTCTCAATGCTGTCGAGTTCTTTTTGTTTGGCGTTGAGGTTTTCAGCTAATTCCGCGTTAATGTCGTTTGCGTTGGCAAGTTGTGCCGCCTGCTGTTTGAGTTTTTTAATATCGGCAACGGTAACGGTTTCGCCATTCTCCAAGCTGAGCATCACGGTTTGTTTTACGTCATCGGGGGCGGTTATTAAGGCGATGGCTTTGGTTACGTTTAAGCCGACTGGCAATTGATTGGTGGTATTGTCATTAAGCAATTGCGAGTATTCTTTCGCCAGCTTCATGTAGTTAGTGGCGTATTCTGGTGTAATGGTTATGTTTTGCTCTAACCATTTTAAAAAATTGCCATGCCCGACTAATTGCTTAGCTTCAAGCATTTTCGCGCCTGCACGGGCGGCGTAGATAAGCGTTTGATTGCGAGATTGGATCACTTGCTCGTTAAGTAAGTTGATCTCAAGAGCGAGTTTATCAGGGGTTGTAGTGGGTGTTTTGGATGGGGACATGGCAGGTCTCAATTAAAATATAGCAACGATGGCGGCGATTAATAACGCGGTGCCCACAATACAGCCAATTACAAAAATACTGTCGTCAGTAATAGTAAAAATATTCAGGTCGTTTTCATCGTTATACACGTCGTCTAGGCATTCAGGGCTTAGGCTGGTTTCTTTTATATGGTTTGTCATGGTGGCGTTCCTGGGTTGTGATGATGTTACCGAAAAACGTTTTCGGTAACATCGGGTAAGTTATTGATATTCCATCGTTCCAATGTGCAGTTTAATTTCTGGTGTTTTTACAGAAATTAATGTTTCAATTCTTTTTCTAAAGTCTAAAGACATTAAGTCTTTGTTTGCGTCTAATTGATTGATGCGGTACGCAAATCTGATGCCTTTATCGTCGCTAGTGCTGCGGATTGGGCAGGTAAATTCGACAGGCAAAAAGCCTTCATAGGGCAGGCATTTGAAAGTAAATTCAGTGGGCAATGTGTCGTTGCCTGATTTAATTTCAACGGCTTCCAGTGCGCTTCTGCTTTGCGCGTGATTGCCTACGGCTTGCTCACGGGTGGATATTGCATCCACTTTTACGCGGCGTAGGCTTCTGATAATCTTGTCAAAATCAGAGTTAGGACACGCCACGCCGTCAATTGAAAACGTGATGTTTGCTTTCCAATCCTCCAAAAATTCAATGAATTTTTGCTGAGGAAACTGGCTGTTTTTATTGTCTAGCAATTCGCGGTATTCAGGTGTTTTGCTTAATGTTAAGCGTGCGTGGTGGTTACCCCATTGCGGTTCATCATGATTGCCCTGGTCAATAATTGCGGTGGCAGTGGTTTGGATGTTGTCTATATAAACCGCCGTGTACTCTGAACCGTGCATGGTCACATAGTCGCAAAACTCGGTTAAAATCGTGGTGAAAAACTTACCGCGAAAGCGTACTGGTGCTTCTTGGAATTTTTCCAGGTCTGCTAAGACGTAATCCTTTGGCAGTATTAATGTATCTAGGTCTTGCAAACGGCTAGCGTTGGCTTGCGCAACGGCTAAGCCTGCGATGGTTTCAATGGCTGTTCTGTCCATAATTAAATACCCTTAAGTTTGGTTATATTGTTGGATTTATCCGCTTCAAACAAATCTTGCTGTAATTGCGGACTTATTGTTAGTACGCCATAGTTGTCAACGTACATGGGTGTGCTGGTGGTGTTTTCCTCGCTAGTTTTGCCGTTTTTGGTCGGGCTGTTGTATTTCAGTGTGTGCTTAACTTTAACGCTGTGGCTGTCGCCTATTTGTTCTAAGTCAAGCTGTATAGTGACGCTGCCTTTTTTGCCGTTATTGATAACGCCTAAGGCAACAAGTTTTAAACTTGCCTCAATTTTGCTGTTGAAAATTCCAGCGTCAAATTCGCCGAAAATGTCATCTATGGGAGTATCCATTATGTTGTCCTATGGTCTTGATAAATAAATAGGCAAAACCTGATGAAAGGTTTTACCCAGTGTTGCGCGTTGGTAGCCTTTTTCCATATTTTCCATGTATCGGATACCTCGGCTTTTGGGTGCTCTTTTTTCTGCAACTGCAAAAGGCAATTTTTTTAAAAGGGTGCGGATTGTATTTTCAGCGTAGAATATTTCTCGGCTGTTAAGCGTGCGGATAAATTCGGCTTTGGTCAGTTTTGGATTTATCTGCAAGGCTTATTTTGCCAGTTCCATTAATTTTTCATGCTGTCCGTTCAGTTGTTGCGTACCGTGGCAACTGGCACTTTTCTTTTTGGCTTGCTCGCGTTGTTGGGGCGTTAAGTCTTTGAACGTGGTCATGATTGCGAACCAAAAATAAAGCCATAAAAAACGGCGGTCATCACGATTGAAACGATCACAAACAAGGCAATATCAAGCGGTGTTTGGTCGGGTGGGTTGGTGTGTTGAATCATGATTGCATCTCCTTAGCTTTGCAGGCTTGCAGTGCGCGGATATTAAAGCGGGTGTTGCGTTGTTTGTGGTGCATGGGTTTTAGGGCTTTGCGTTTCATGGTGTTCTCCAGTTTTTATGACTTCAATCATGTTATGGATGCTTTTGATAGCGGTGGAAAGATAATCAGCCCGTTCGTCGTGGCTGGTGTTTGCTGATGCAATGCTTAGCAAGGCAAGCTGTTTGTTGGTATCGGGTTCGTGCTTGCTGACTTTGTAAATATTTTCAGCAATGTCTGTTTTATTCAGGCGTTGGTGGTTATCCAGAAGCGTCTCAACTTCAATAAACCAAAGGGCTTTTTTAAGTTCTTGAACAGGGTCATCCTTTTGACCACACCGCCACACATATTGAAACGCCTGGGCTAAACAACCGCTCAGGTGTTTGGATATTTCAATGCACTCAATCCCTGATGGATGGTTTTGGTAATGCGCTGGATTGATTGGGTCGTTTTTAATCATTGTTTTGCTCCAGCGTGAATTTTGTTAAAAAGGCGGCGGATACAATAGCTACGAATCAAGCTGATAAGCGTAAACCAGGCACCGATAGCAATGTTGTCGCTCAATGGGATGTGAATATTGAACATTGGGAAAATAGCTAATTGAGAGAGCAACGCAACGCCATAGCCAATTGCTATGTTTACAATGCTTTCAATCATGGATTGGGTTCTGTTTTGCACGGTTGCTCCTACGCCATTTGCCAATCAGCAAACAGGTCGATTTGTTGGCTGGTTTGTTGTGGGCGGGTTTGGGTTGGTTTTTTGCTGGTGAAAAGTTCCCAACAGTCTTGTAATTTGGCTTTAAACAAGCGGTTTACTTTCGCGCTGTCTTTGTACGTTTGTTCATAGTCCGCGTCGCTCATGTTGGCTATACGGCATTGCGTTTCAAAGTAGTCGGCAGGTAATGGTTGCATCAAACCTTTTTCGATTCGGTCCAATATTTGCCCGTTGTTTGGATTAGCTCCGATGTAGCAACCCGTGCGACTTTCAAAGTACAGTAGAAAATCACGATCACGGGTATCAAAACTGTACTCAGTGACTTTTAAGAGGGTGTCGAATAAATACAGGCTCACAGGTGTTGCGCGTTTATCGCCTGTTTGTTCGGCTATGGTTCGGGCTTTGGTCATTGGTTTTCTCCTGTTATGCGATGTTTGATAGTTTTTGACAGTCAAGGCAATCTAGCTTTAAGTAATCGCTTGATTCAGCCCATCCCAGCCCTTTTGGATTGGGTTTATGTCCACATAATGCGGGTTTAAAGTCAGGGAAAATGTTGCCAGCTACCAAATGTGTTTTATTGGTTTTATAGCTATTTACTGATGCTGGATATGTAATCCTAAATTTTGGGGCTTCGGCTGGTGTGGTCATGGCAATTACCGTTTTTTGTGTTTATTTGTGTGTTTTGTTTTGCGTTGATGTAATGATAGAACTGATTGTTACCTTTTGTCAAGAACTGTAAGTTACTTTTTTACGCAATAAAAAACCCGCTACAGTTGCCCGTGCGGGTTTGGTGGTGATTGGTAATTTTGAGGGTTGTTATGCGAGTGAGGCGAGTAATCGTTGCCAAAAATTAAGTTGAATAGCACAATCCATACGATTGATCTCTTGCATAACATCGTTATAAGCAATGTCACGAATGGATTCTAATTCGGGTACGTCGCTCTGGTGGGCTTCTTCAATCGCTATTTCAAGTTGTTCGGCGGTTAGTGATGTGGTTTTAGTCATTAAAATTTGATACCGCTTTACGTCGCTTTCATTTTGCGCGGCTTTGTCGGCGGGTCTAATGGCAATCAATGCCGCGCCTGCCAGTGCTAACAGTGCGCCACCTGTTAATGCAACCCAATGCGGCAAGGTGTTGGAAAGGGTTGATAGTGTCGCACTGCCTCCAATGATGGCTAAAAAAGTGCCAGTGGTTTGGATGCGACGATAAAAACGGGCAGTGCGTTGGCAGAGCCTTATTGCATACCTGATCTCTGCTTTTAACTGTTCTTTGCTTTTCATTAAATACTCCTACGGTCTGGGTGGACTCGGAGGTAAGGGTGGAATAGGCTTGGGTGGAACGTGTGCTTTTACTTGAGTCATTATACTTTTTTAGTCAAGTTAAATATATCAATGATAGATTGCCTTAATTTTTAATTAATACCCATTTGCTGACTTTTCCAAATTTAGCTGAATTCAAGTAGCTTTTATCAGTCAGTGTTTTTGTAGAGTGGGCAGCTACTTTACCTTTTAAGAATACTTCGGTGATTAAAAATCCAGTGGAGTCTACAGCATTAAATCGTGTGAAAATTTCCATTGGATAGTCAGTTTTATTTGTAAAATCAGCTTTGTAAATAAACCACTGGTCACCCATGGAATCAATTGGCTCTACTTTTACAGAGAGTGAACCAATTTCAAGACCTTCAATGCCGCTGCTGTTGTTTTCGGCAGCTTTTTTCTCTTCATTTTTTGACCTTACCTCTTTGACTTCTGATTGCTCCTCTCCATTCAAGCAAGGCGTTGTTTTGTATGCCGCGATGCCATTGGCTCTGCATTTATAGAGTTTTTGTGCATGTAATGCGCTAGAGGAGCAGCATAGTGTTACGATTAATAAGTATTTCATGTTTTTTGACTCCTGATAATCTGATAAAAACTTAACCAGCCATAAAATAATAATTTTTTATAAGTCACACTGCCTTATCTTTTTGTTTGCCAGCCGAATGTATAAACGCTTTAGCGGTTGCTGTAAGTACGGCTCGTTGTTCTGGGCATAATTCCTGCCAAGCTTTTGCAAATTCAATTGCTTCATCTGATAACCCTCCAAACAACTGAGCCGTATATAGCTGTATATCTTCTTTTGTTTCTAAGTTCTCGTTTCTGTTAGGTGCGTAGCTTTCATTCCCTGTTAAAAGCCATTCTGCGGTAACGCCTGTATATCTAAATCTTTCAACAATAGTCGCTATTTTTGCCATTGTTGGTATTGATTCTCCCTCTATCCATTTACGCGCACCTTTATCTGACACGTTAAATATTTTGGCAAGCGCACCTTGTCTCCCTTTGCCTTTCGGTGGAATTCCAGCCTTGTCTAAGATGGCATTTAATCTATTAGAAAATGCCTGTTTTTCTTTATCAGTAACCATTGGTTCACTATACAGCGTTGTTAAGTAACAATCAGTTCTTGACAAAAGGTTACAATCGGTTCTATTATTCATAAAAAAAAATACAGGAATTGAAATGTCAAAAAATATTTATCAAAAAAGTCTTGAAGAAGCGCGGTTGATTCTTGGCAGTTATGACGCGATAGGAAAAGCGTCAGGTGGATTGTCTGGGAAAGCCGTTATGAGGTGGTACAAAAACGGCAAGCCGCCGCGTACTGAATACACGGGAGAGACAAATTACGCGCAATTAATTGAATTAGCTTGTGAAGGAAAAGTAAAAGCAGATTCGTTATTGCCAAAAATAGAAAAAATTAATGTTTTGAGAGAAATAAAACCTACACAAGCAACCACTAACCCACCGTCCTAACTGACGGCGGTTTTCTGGGTTATGGACTTATCACTTTTTTACGCAATTGCAACATATACCGCCGCAATGCGTTTTGCGCTTGATGGAATGGCAGTGGCACGGTGGCGGGGAGTGGTTTCTCTGATAGGGCAATGGCTGCATCCAGTTCGATTAGTAGTTTGCTTTTTTGGGTTTTCATCACGGTTCCTGGTTTTGTTTAAAAAGTCAGGCTCAGTATTACAAACAATCTTGCATCGGTTAATTGATGCAATCACTAGCTATTAGCCCTAATAACTATTAGGGCTAATAGGGGAAGTTTAGAGGGTAAGGCAATGAAATTCATCATGACAGAAGATTCGGGCGGTATTACCGCTTCTTTATCTTTAGAAGTTTCTGCTGGTGCGTTAGTAGAGCTTCGTGAAGACGAGCTAGTCGCGCGCGTAGATTCGCATGAATTCGAAGAGTTTGCGGGGGAAGCGATGGCTCAGGTGTCTCCCGCATTAATTCAGTTACTTCGGCAAGCAAGGCTAATGCTTTCGACAAGTTTGAGTAATAAGTATGCCGATCTGATTGAGTCGCAGATTGATAGGGATCTGTCTGTTTAGTTTCGGTTTCGTTCATGGGGATTGTCCTGTGTTTGGGTTGTGTTGTGAGAATTCACAGTTTAACACGGGTTAATTCCCGCCAGTTTATAGGGGTAAGGCAATGTTGTTAGAGACGATGGATATAAAAATTACCGCGAAAGGTGCTGAAAAACTGACGATGCGTGAACAGCAGGTTTTGTTGTTGATTGCGTCGGGTGTCGAGAATAAGCAAATCGTCCGAATCCTGGGCATATCAATGGGAACGGTATTGGCGTATGTGCAACAGGTGTATGAAAAGTTGGACGTATCCAATCGTGATATTAACCCACGCCCTGCGGCGGTCACTGTGTCGATCTGCAAAGGGTTGTTATTGATTGGCGATAAGTGTGGCTGCCATGCGGCCGTCTGATTATTGGGTGGCATTGCGCTTGTTGGTCAAGCTGTCTGTTATCGCGGCGGGTTTAACCGTTTGGTTTTATCTGTATCAGGTCGGCAACTGGTTTGTCGGTTGGTGGGGTCGGGTTCGGAGGGTGATGTGATAGAGCAACAAAAAGTCAACGTGAAAATCAGTGAGTGTTGTCCAGTTTGTCGATCAGCTTTTGACATGCAGATTGATGTGGTTATGGATGGCGATGATACGCATGTGCCATTGATTTGTAGCGAGTGTGGTGAGCAATTTATGTTGGGCGTGTATCTGGAATTTACATGTTTTACGTTTAAAAAGGTAGAACCCGTTGAGAATTCGTTATGAATCAAGCTGACAAAAGAGCGCGGCGGTTGTCGCTTCGGGTGTATCGGAAACCTAAAAAGTCGGCGGGTTGCGCTATTGCACCGCGTCGGACGGATATTGAAATCATTGAAGCCGAACGCGGCTTTTATATCAAAAAAGGTGGTCGTTATGGACGCTAATCAAGAGCTGTTATCGCTCGATATTGCTATCAAAGTGAATGATTGCCGTGAAACGGCTAAGAACGTTTTACTGGGCAACTACGAGAAAAGCATTAAGCCATATCGCCACGCAATCAAATCATTTAGTGAACAGGGTCGTTGTAGTGTCACGGATGCCACGCTACAGATTGCAACTCAGCTTAATAAAACAGGGCATACAACGTTGTTGGTATTTGCGGCGTTAGCCGATGTGGTGGATGGGTTATGAGTAAGAAAAATAGATTGAAAAGGGAAGAAAACAAAAAGAGTAAGCAAGTGGTTAAGAAATTAGAAGACTTTAACGAAGAGCTTAATCGTGATTTACAAAATGAATTGCTTGAGGGTATCGGTCTCAAGATTCAGTCTGTTTGGATGCTTGAGGAAGATATGACAATTGTGGAGTTCAAATGAGTGCGCAAAACATTAGTTTTTATGATTGGCTTATTGATAACGGTTTTGATGAGCCGCGCCGTGTTTATGAGTATTTATTTAATCAGGTAAAAGACGCTGCGGCGGTTGCTGGGATTGATTTAGGTTTTCATGATCTTGATGTATCCAGGTCATCAAAAGTTAAAAAGCTAACGCCTATTGTGCAAAAAGATAAAGGCAAGGTTGTTGCTTTTGTCAGTTTGCTAAAAAAAGAATTCAAAACAGGCGGTACTACAAAAGAACTGGTTTTGCCGCACTTCAATTTTTACACGAATAAAGGTGACTTTAGTAACCCTTATTCACCGTTTTCTGCCTTGCGAGATATTTGGAAACGTCAAAATCCCGTTAGTTTCAGCGACAAGCCAAAATCAAACCCTGCCGATACGAAACCCAAAGCCACACCCAAAGCCGATTATTTTAAAGAAATTGCCTGGAAGGAAAAGCAGGTTGATCTATGGGATGCTGAATATAACGCCGCGTCTGATTTGGTGGCTGAATCTTTGTATTTGCAGCGCAAGTTTCGCAAGTTTAAGGCTGCACAGCCGTTTTTTCAGCATGGCGGGGCGTTTGGTGGTGATGCTGATTATTCGGTTGACTGTGTTGAGTTGGCTGCTAATGCGGCTAAAGAATCGGGCGTGCGCTTTGGTTCGGATAAGCACGGTAATTTTTTGATTATCAAGGCACAGAATATTCGTAATCAGTTGATGGGTTTTCAAAAAATCTATGATTTTCAGGTGAATTTTAGCCGTGATGATGAGCCCGATTATAGGGATAAGGATCAACGATTTTTTCATGGGCAAAAGAACGGCTCTTTTGTGCGTTTGGGTAAGGGTGCTAAGTTTGATGATTATGTTTTTGTTGTTGAAGGTTTTGCCACAGGCTTAAGTGTGCATATTGCCACTGGCAATAATGTGTTGATTGCTGGTGATGCGGGTAATTTGGTGCATGTTTTAAAAGCCGCTAAAGATTATGGTTACAAACGCCTGGTTATTTCTGCTGATAATGATATTGGCGATAAGGGTAATACAGGCGTTTTTTCTGCGTTGAAAGCGGCTAAAGCACACGGGGCGCGGATTTTTGTGCCACAAAATGACGGTCATAAATGCGATTTTAACGATGTATTGCTGGATAAGGGCTTGTCTGTTGTTAAAAAACAGCTTGCTACTCGACTTAATAAAAATGAATTTGTTATTGATAAAAATGTTTTTGAGGGATCAATACAGCTTTTGAGTGTTTGCCGTGTTGAAACACTGAAAAAACATATCTGGTTTTCCTGTGCCAATGCCGTCTCTAATTATTTCAACATGGATATGGATACTGCTGAGCGTCGTATTATTGATGCGTTGGTTGCGCGTGGCGTGGATGTTGAAACCGCGCGTGCAGATGTTAAAGACAAGATTAAAAAAGCAGAATACAGCGCGGTCAAGCGTTGCAAGTTTCGGAATACGGGCGATACCGTCGGTTTTCAGAAGGTTGTTGAATGCACGGGGCGTACTAATGAATCGATTGCTGCTGAAATTTTAGAGAATCCTGGGATATGGTTAGATAACCGTCCAATGGGAACGGGTAAGACTGAATTGATTGGAGCGATAACGGGTCTTGGCGTGATGAAAGGATTAACATCAACTTATATCTGCCATCGGCAATCGCTGGTAGCGAATTCTAGCGAACGGATACGCGCTATCAGTTACAAAACCGTTAATTCGGCTAAAGAATTAGCGCATGAGCAATCAATGGCGTTGTGTATCAATTCCATTATTAACCCGCGTTTTTCTGCGTATGTTACGCAACATTCCAGCATTATTTCTTGTGATGAAATTCGCCAAACATTGGAGCATTTGGCAATTGGTTCGATAGCCGCGAGTGAGCGCAAGTTAGTTTATGACGCATTTGTTCAGGCTATCCGCAACTGTGAGTATTTTATAGGCAGTGATGCGGATTTAAACCAGGTGACCATTGACTGGTTAAAAAATACTTTCCCTGAAAAGAAATTTTATGGCTTACGTTGTGACCCAAAGCCGCCTAAAGCCATGATTGAATATAGCCATTATGAACCTGCTTTTAATGCTGCGGTTGAAAGCGCGTTATCTGGCACATCTACGCTGATACAGTGCGACAGTATCAAAGCCTCCAAAGCCGTTTTTGAAGCGGTCAACCGTCCACACCTTAAGGTGTTGGTGGTGCATTCTGAAAACAAAGCCGATCTTGCGCAAGCGCAATTCTTAATAAATCCCAATGAAGAAATCAAAAAATATGACTGTGTGATTCATTCGCCTGTTATTGGGTCGGGTGTGTCTATTACTTGCGATCACATTAAAGCTCATTACGCCTTGTTTCGTGGCGTGCTGACTGAAAATGAAGTGTTGCAAATGATAGGACGTAACCGTAACAGCTCGATTATTAGAGTGGGATTTAATGATAAACACATTAAAAATAGGGTTAATTCACCTAAGATTTTGTATGAAGGGGAGCTGGTAGCCAGGCAACGGCTGGTAGATGGCGAACATGACGTGGATTCGCTGGGTAAGTTAATGCTCAAGATAAGAGCGCGTAGTAATGACTCGCTTAATGATGTGGCTGTGCAATCGCTGTTATTGATGCGTTTGAAAGGCTATCAGGTTAGACGGTTTGAAGGTGATGCCAGCAAAGAACAGTTAGTTGCTGCGAGAAAGTGCGCCCGAAAGGTGCATTGTGAGGGCGTGCTGGGCAGTGATGACATAACGGCGTTAGACGCTTACAAGCTCGAAAAAGCTGAATCTGTTACGCAGGAAGAAAGTTATCGCTTGGAAAAGTACAACGCCGTTTATGAGCTTGCTTTGCCCAGCAAACCTGATGGTAAACCCGATATAACCGCTGATGACGTGGTGTTTTATGACAGTGGTCGGGTGGTTAGGACTATCCATAACCGCGAAATTGCGAACGCTACACCTTATCAGAGAGAGGTGGTCGATAAGAATACAGGCGGGTTTAAGTCGGTGGCTAAGGGGTATCACATAGATATTTTGCTAATGATTATGACTGACAAGGTTATGGATCAATACCATGCGGCGGTCATCATGGGGCATTTGAATAAGCATCATGCCGAACTGGCGGCGTTGGGGCTTGGGAATTATTCCACGCCGTCAAAGTATCCGATACGAACGGTTAATCAATTTCTTGAGCAGTTTGGGTACAAGTTGGTCGGTAAGAAAATTTCTTTTGGCGAACGAAAAGGGGACAGGGTTTATCGCTTGGTAAGTGATGAACGGATTGAGGGTATTTGTGAGCGTAGGACGGTGCAAAATAATTATCTGTCGGTGGCAGATGGGGCTATAGATAACAATACAAATTAAGGTGACGGTGATGAGTAGTGTTGAGTTGATTGGTAAATTGATGGCAGGGGTTGCCAGTGTGGGTACAGTGAGAGGCACGGCGGGTGCTGTGTTAAGTAAGTCTGAATTGGCGGGGTTGTTGGCTGGATTATCGCAAGCTGAGACCGATCTGGCTATTGCTAAGTATGGCTGTGATGATGGGGCAAAGCGTAGGCTGTTGGTGCATGTGCAAGCCTACGTTACCGCGTTGGCTGTTAAAGAGGCGTGGAATCCGCGCAATAGGGAATTGCTGGGCATGTTGGCGTTGCTGTCTGTCAGTGAGGTTGTCAGTGATAATCTGTGTCCTCATTGTCATGGTACGGGCATGGTTAGAGTTAAGGTGTGCAACGTGTGTAATGGCACACGTCATAAGCCGTTAAGCGGTCGCAAGATTGCTGAATCAATCGGTGTGTCTAATACGCAATGGCTTAGGGATTGGAAGCCAAGATATAACCGTATTTATGATTATGTGCATGGTTTGGATGTAAATGTTAAATGGCGTTTGATTAGTGCTGATAAAGTAAAAACTTGACAACGTACCAATAATCGTTTATTTTTTCCCACAATAGAGGTATCGCATATAAGCCTGTTTTGTGAACGCAAAACGGGCTTTTTTTATGCCTAAATTTTCACCAAAAAAATAAAAAAGGTACTACTCCGCCGCTAAAGCTTCGAGGCTTTCATTTGT